CGACCTGGCTGAGTTCCCAGTTGAAGGGGGCGAGGGCTTCGTTGCGGTCGTTGATGCCTCGCATGGCGCGGTTGCGGAATTGGGTGAGGTCGAGGAGGACGGCGTTGAGGTTTCCGGCCTTGGTGAGTTGCCACTCGAAGGGGAGCACCTCGCGGGTGATGGCTTCGAGGTTGCCGAGTTTCTTGACCTGGAAGGCGCCGGAGTCGCCGCTGCCGATGGCGTGGTAGCGCACCTGCATGCTTTCGCCTGTCTGGCCAAATTGCTCGAACTGGCGGGCGAAGTTGCGGATGTGGGGCATGAAGCCGTTGAGGAAGTCGAAGGACTGCGGGAGGGTTTTGCCTCGGATGGTCACGCGGCCGTCGGCTGTCTTTTTGGGGCCGAGCACGGGGTTGCTTGGCTCGAGGAGCTTGGATCCGCCGAGGGCTTTGAGTTGGGCTTTGAGCTTGGCGTGTTCGGCGTTGAGGTCGCGCTGGTCGCGGAGGATGGCTTGGCCGGTGACGGGATCCTGGATGGCGAAGGCGTTGGCTTTTACGCCGTCGCCTCGGTCGTAGAATGTGACCTGGGGATTGTTGGCGAGGTCGCTGGCTCGGCCGCTGGGGGCGATCTTGACGCCGGCGGGTTTTTCGTGGGTTGGGTTGTTGGCCCACTGGCGGTAGTTGTTGATGTAGGTGCCGAGCTGGCCGAGGAGCGCCTTGTCGGTGGCGAGGAGTGGGTTTTCCTTGAATAGGCTGCCGGGGGTGTCGAGCGGGCGGCCGGTCTGGCCGTCGATGCGGATGCCGCTGGCGGTGAGGGCTCGGGCTTGGGCGCCGAGGATGCCTTCGGCGAAGGTGAGGAAATTGCCTCCGGCGGGTGCTCCGCGGCGAATGGCATTGAAATCCATCGTCTCGCTGGCCTTGGCGAATGTCTCGGCGAAAATCTCGTCGCGGGCCCAATCAAGGCCGTCCATGTCGCCCCGGGCGAGTCCGCCCTGCGTGAGGCTCTCCATCTCGCTCGCGAGCGTGGTGGGAGTGATCTCGAAATTGCCCTCGGGGAAAGCCTCGGCGTTTTTGGCGCGGATGATGTTGCTGGCGTATTCGGCGGCGCGGGCCTTGATGCCTTCGGCCCCGTAGGTTTTATCCACCCAGGCGCGGGCGGCGAATTTTTGCTGTCCATCCAGAGCGCCGCTGGCGAGCAGAGCGTGGCCAAACTCGTGCGGTTCGATGCCTTGGCGTTTCGCATCGAGGTTGATGTAGACTTTGGCGCGTTGACCGGCGGGCGCCTGCACGAAAAGACCGGCTGATCCGGCTCCGCCATTGGCCGAGACATTGGCGTTGTAGTCGGTGGCGTTCAGCGGAATCAAATCCAACCCGTTGCGGAAGGTGCCTTGGAGCGAGGCGAGCTTGACGAGGCTCTCGGGCGTTTGCGTGGACATCATCTTGCCCACATCGCCCCCGGCGAGTTCCACATCCACCAGCATGCGGGAGACATCGCTGATGGCAGCCTGCTGGCGGCGTTGCTGGAGACCGGTGAAACGGTCCACCCCGCCTCCTAAAGCGCCAAAGGCAGCACCGGCACCGAGCATGGCGGCGGCTTCTTCGTCGTCTCCGGCATTGGCTGCGAGCAGGGAGAAAGGGGCGTTGATCGCCGTGCCTTTCACGGCGCCCTTTGCAAGGGCGCTGGCTCCCCGCACCGATTGCACGATGGCGGGGTTGGTGAGTTTGCCCATGAGGCCGCGCATCTGCGGAGAGAGGGATTGCTCGGCGGCGAGGCGGGCCGGCGTGCTCTCGATGGGCACAAAATTGGTGGGGCGCTCCAGCACCTCTTTGAAGACCTGCGGCACCGAGGGATTCGCCAGCACGGCGGCGCGGGCGGCTTGGTCGAGCCCATTGGTGGCATCGGCTGACTCGCGCAGGATGATCTTAGCGGCCCCGGCACCGGTCTCGATCTTGCGCAGCACGCCGATGCCTGCCTTGTAGGCTGGGTAGAATCCGGCAATGGTGGCCGCCACCTCGGGAGGCGCTCCCAAGGCGGATGCGCCAGCGGCGATGCCGCCGCCCACGCTGGCACGGGTGAGGGTTTTTACCACATTGCCAGCGGTCGATGGCGTGAGGCCGGTGGTGTTGGTGACCACATCGGCAAAGCGGCCAGCCAAAGCATCGCCGCCATCGGCCAATCCTCCGGCGACCTTGCTGATCACGCCGGCGGTTTGGGCGCTGACGGTCTTGCCGAGCCGCGAGAGGCCGAGCGTTTTGGCTCCGGCGCCGAGCGGGATGAGATTTGTAGGATCTGCCACGATTTCCAGTGCGCCGGCCTGCGCGATGTTTGGAGTCTCCTGCTGGTTGCGGCCGGTGATGAGGCGCGTGAGGAGCTCGGTGGGCGCGGTCTTTTCGCCGAGGGCTTGGTATTCGGCATCGATGCCTTTTTTGGCGATATAGCCTTCAAACTCGTGGTCTTTGAGGTCTTCCTCGGTGGTGGGGCGGAGCTTGCGGCCGGAGTCGAGAGCGTTCTGGAGTTGGACTTCGTTGTTGTAGAAGAAAAACTCGCCGGTCTCTTCGTCTCGGTATTTGGGAGTGCCTTGGATGGCTTCTTTGGCCCAGCCGCCGAGCTGCATGGCGCCGAGCGCGGCGCGGCCGATGCCGGTCTGGAGCGTGGCGGGAGATTGAGCGAGGGTTTCGGCAGGAGAGAAAACGGTGGAGTTCACCGCATCGATGGCGGTGACAAAAAGCCCGCCCACGGCCTTGGCGGCGAGTTCCGCGGTGCCCGGCAGCTTGCCTTCGGCCTTGAGGCGTTCCTTGGTGGCTTTTAGCTCAAAATACTCGTCGCGGGTCGGCGAGTAGGTCGGATCGTCGAAGAGGCGGGCAGCCTCCATGTCCAGTTCCTCGGTCGTGAATTCTTTTGGAGGCGGCGGGGTGGTGGATTTTTCGAGAACATCCAATTCCTCGGTGCTGTATTCGCGGTCGGCCTCTAGTTGCGCAACCGGGCCCATGGCGGGCCCACGGGCAGGTGCGGGGGTGGCTTCGGGTGCAGGCTGATCCCAAGCCGGCAACTCCGCGGCCGCCAGGGCATCCAGTTCCTCGGTGGTAAATTCTCTAGCGGGGGATCCAGTTGCCATTCGGTTGTTGGATAAAGGTGCGTCCGCCGATAACGCGGGTGGCGGGTTGTTGGGGTTGTGCCGGTGCGGCTTGCGGGGCTGCTTGGGGAGCGGTTGCCGCAGCTTGCGGGGCGGTGGGTTGGGATCGCGCCTGGGCTTGGGCGAGGACGCCATCAAAGTCCATGAGGGCTTTTGCAAATCCTTCCTCTGATTGCCTAGCATTGAGTCGGGCAATGGCGGCGGTGGCTTTTGCGCCTTCCTGCTCGGTGATCTGGCCGGCGCCCTTGAGTTTGTCGAAGGCTTGCATGAATGTGCCGCCCTGCACCTGCTCGAGGAGCGTGTAGAAGTCGGCGGCTTTTGTTCCGCCGTAAGGTTCTTTTGCCATTCCGAAATTGTATTCGATGCCCTTAGCCCCTACCGAGGTGCTCATGCCTGGGTGACCTTTCAGCTCGGCGAGCATCTGGCGCATGCCGGCGATCTCGGACGAGGCGGCCTGCTTGCGCTGCTGAATTTGTGCCGCTTCTGCTGTTGCCTTTTCAATGTCAAGCTGTGCTTTTTGTAGTTGGGCCTGGGCTTGCGGCGTCGATTGCTCCAGTTGCTTTTGATTGAAAGATTCCACGAACGAAGCGGCGGCCTCGGGAGTGTATTGGATGCCCTGCTTCATATTTCGCAGGAGTTGCTTTTGAGACTCTGGCAGACGCGCAAAATCCTCGGGGCTTTGCACAACGATACCACTAAAGTCATAGCTATTGCCTTTGGAGGGCTTCGGAGGCATTTCACGCACGGCGCCTGGGATGTCGTAGCTTTGGGCAAACGCATCCAAATCCTCGGGTCGAAGTTGGTCGCTCATTAGTTGACAAAGTTGAAGTTCACGCCGCCCATAGGAGATGCGGCAGGAGCGGCACCGCCACCGCCACCGCCGGCGCTGACCGGCTGCTGGTTGGCGGGGACTTGGTTTTGGTAAACGGCGTTTTGGCTTTGCATGGCTGCGCGAGGCGCCCAAGTGTTTGCGGAAACCATCGACGGGGCCACCGGCATGAACATCTGGCTCATTTGGAAGGCGTCTTGGTCGTTCATGCCTTTGAACATTTTTAGCTGCTCGTCCTTGAGGCCCATGGAGGGTCCGGCAACGCCCATGAATTCCTTGAAGGCTTTGCCGCCGGCGGCTTGCATGCGGCTTTGCGTGTAGGCTCCGGCAATGCCACCAATGGCGCTGGTTACACCGGAGACGATACCTTTGGTGAGGGCTTCGTTGCCAGCGGCTGTGATTTCGGCGCTGCGGGTTTGGTAACCGGCGAGGATCTGGCCGGAGTTGTCGTTTACGGTTGGGGCGTATGGCATGGTAGGGATTTCTTGGTTCGGGCTTCTATGCAGAGTGCGCTGCCGGGCTGGAATGAGCGGCAGGCTTGGGGGCGGGATTCGTATATTGCGCAGGCGACTCCTCGGCCCACTTCGCCACGGAGGGCGATACAGCGGCCGCAAGGGTCGGTTCGTAAGAGAGGAAGGTCATCGCGGAGGTAGTCGGCAGGGATGCCGGTGGCGTCGGAGCGGTCGCGCCGTAGCACGGGCCAGCTCCATTTGTGGGAGCAACAGGCTCCACACCGTTGGCAGTCGTATTCCATATAGGTTTGAAACCGAGGTCGGGGAAAACAATGTCTTCGTAGGGGGCGAGGTGGCTGATGTTGCTGATGCGGGCTTTGAGCTTGGGGCAGTCCACATGCGGGCCTGCATGGCGGTCCACGCAGTTGAAGCAGGTGGGGTAGAAGTCGGCGTTGAGGGATTTGTCGGGGTTGTTGACCCATCCGGCTTCGGTCTTGATGTAGCGGGTGGGGTCGGGCGTGACGCCGTGGTCTTCGAGGTAGGTGTAGATGTCCTTGTCGCTCCAGTCGCGCATGGGGTAGAGGCTCACTGGACCGCCTGGGACATTGCGGATATCGAGAGCGAGAGGGACATGGCCTTTGATGAGGTCGGTGTCTTCGTATTTGGTGCCGATAAATACGGCTTCCCATGGCCAGTTGAAGTTGCCGGTGGGGCGTTGCAGGAAATCGGTGACGCCGCAAAGGAATCTCTCGCCGGGCTTGGGGCGCTCGGTGCCGAGGCTCATCACCACAGCGGTCTCGCCCCACTGGTAGTATTTGAGCATGTCGAAACGCATCTCGCCGGTCTCGGTATCTGGCCCGTCGGCGATGGCCATGCGTGTCGGCGGGTAGTCGTAAATGGTGAGGCCCCATTCTTTGATGAGGCGGTCGCTGTAGGCGTAGCGCTCACGCAGCTTGGGCTCACGGTATTGCACGACAGGGAGGTCGATGCCGCAGTAGTGCAGAAGCACATGGAGCATGGCGGTGCTGTCTTTGCCGCCGCTCCAAAGCACGGCGGCGTTTGGCCAGCGGGTGTGCCAGGCGTGGATTCGATCTACGGTTTCCGCAATCAGTTGTTTCATGGGTTAGATAATAACGGCGGCTCCAATCATGCCGACGGCCATGCCGCCGCCAGCGATGCCCATTCCCATCATGTTGTTTCGGGAGGCGGCAGCCGTGGCTCCGGCTTGCTGGTTGGCTCCCATGAGGGCGGCGTTGTTGTTTTGGTAGCTGTTGTAGATGGAAGCACCCATGTTGGTGTTCGTATTGTAGAGGTCATTGCCGTATTGCATGGTGTTGGCAAAGGACTGGCCAATCATCGAAGCGGCGTTGCCTTGGGAGGCGGTGGGGATGTTGCTTCCGAGAGCGCGTTGGAAGGGGTCGAGGGCGACTTGCGCTTGGGCGAGGCCGAGGTTGTTGCCGTATTGGTTTTGCGCGATGCCTGCTTGCTGGCCGTAGAGCGAGCCGAGCATGCCTTGCTGGCCTTGGAATTGGTTGAAATTCTGGCTGGCGACGCCTTGGAGGAAATTTTGATTCGCGTAATTCGCGTTGTAGTTTGCCGATTGGTTCGCCTGCTGGGCGGCGAGGTTTTGGCTGCTGTTGTATTGCGCGGCGTTGAGGTTGGCCGATTGGTTGGCGAGCCCGGCTTGCTGGGCGTAGCCTGCATCCGCCATGGCGCGTTGCTGGGAGGCGTCGTAGGAGGCTCCAATGGCGGTTTGTTGCAGGCGGGCCTGCTCGGCGGCTTGGGAGAGTCCGGCTTGCTGGTTTGCCAGGGAGGCTTGGAGCCCGCCCTGCTGCGCAAATTCAAGGGCTCGGGCGTTGGCGGACTGGTTGGCTTGTTGTGCCTGGAGGCCTGCTGATTGGTTGGCGAGGCGGCTTTGCTGTAGAAGCTGGGCGTTTGTTTGACCGAGATTAAGACCGGCGGATTGGTTGGCGAGATCGGCTTGGAGTGCTCGGCCGGAATTGCTTTCCTGCCTGCCTATGTAGGCTTGGTTTGCTGCGGTGCGGATGCCGACGCCTTGCTGTGCGACATTGCTGGCAAATCCTCGGCGCTCGGCTTCGCGCTGGGTGGCAAAGCGGTCACGATTTAGAAGCTCTGTAGCCATGGCAGACTGGCCGACGCCAAGGCCACGGGCCGATGCGGCAGCTCGGGCGGATTGGGTGGCGTCGCGGGATTGCTCGGCGGAGAGTGAGCGACCGAGAGCGAGATCGTTTGAGGCTTGGTTTTCGAGTTGACCGAGGAGTCCTCCTCCACGGGCTTCGTTCATCAACCCTCGCTCGGCGGCGCTGGCGCGGATGTTGTTAGAAGATACATTATCGACGGGTCCGGCCTGTGCGGCGCGTATGCGCTGGGCGCGGACTTGATCGGCGGCGTAGCCTGCGGGGCCTTGGACACCGTTGACTTGGCCGAGGCGGGCGTAGTCCATCTGGCCCACATCGGCGACGCGGGCGCCTTGCACTTGGGCGGCGGAGACGGATTGGGAGGAAATTTGGTCGGGGCGGTAGAGGTTCCCGAGGGCTATCTGGTTGAGCCGAGCTTGGGCGGGGTCGTTGTAGGCGGCTACCCGGTCGGCGACTTGGCCGACTTGGTTGGAGCTCTGGCCGAGCTGGGCGGACGAGGTTCCGGCATCGCGGATGTTTTGGTTTGCGGCGGCGGTGTAGGTGCTGTCTTCGAGCTTCTTGGCTATTTTGCCGGTGCTTTCTACGGCTTTGTCGCTGAGTCGGCCTGCCGTATTTACGGTGATGTTCGCCTGGGATTTGGCATTTTTCGTGGAAAAAGCAGAAATTTGCCCCATTTCATTCGCAAAGTCTCGCTGCTGCGGTGGCGGGGGCGCGGCTTGTTTGGATTTTTTCTTTTTACCCATAGGTTTTAGTAATAGAAGTATAAACGCGCAGCGGCACTTGCTACTGCATTTGAACCGTAAACAGGCCTTAGCACAAATTCGTTAATTTCTCCTGTGTAATCTATGTAGCCTGTTCCTTGTAAAATTGTGATAGCCCCCGTCGAAGTATTTCTTTGCGTGACATGCGATTCGCATATTAGCCGTTTTTGAGTAGTGGGAGAAAACGGGTTATTTGTTACATAAAAATTAAACACGCCAACATGCTCGGCCGATGTATTTACTCCCCCTGTAATTTCAAATCCTGCACTATTTTCCGCATTATTAACTGCGGCATAATAAGGGTTCGCAATAACTCCTGATGAGTTCCAAGTGATGAGCCCAGATGTTGTTGTGCCGATATTTACCACTCCTCGTCCAGGTGAACTGTCGTAATTATGAATCCAAATTTCAACTAATAATGTAAATTTTTGCACCCCCGATGGGATATTAGAAAACCGGATTCCCGTGTTACCGTTCCAATTTAAACCAGCAGAAATTGTTTGCCCATTGATCTTTTGTTTATCTGAAAGCAGTGTAGTTATTTCTGTTTCAGTATAGTAGCGGTCATCGTGCGTGTGCGCATTCGGATTAGCAGTGACCGTGATGTCTGCGCTGCCATTAAATGAGACTCCGTTGATTGTGCGGGCTGTTTGCAGGGTGGTCGCGGTAGCAGCGTTGCCAGAGCAGGATGCCGCCGTGGTCGCGGTAGCAGCGTTGCCAGAGCAGGATGCCGCCGTGGTCGCGGTAGCAGCGTTGCCAGAGCAGGATGCCGCTGTCGTTGCGGTAGCAGCGTTGCCAGACAAGGCGGCGGTGATTGTCCCTGCGGAGAAGTTGCCGCTGGTGTCTCTTGCGACGATGGCGTTGGCTGTATTGGCGTTTGTCGCCGTAGTGGCGGAGTTGCTGACTTTCCCGGCGGTGCTGATTGTGGCGAGCTTCGTGTCGGCGATAGCTGCCGTGGAAGAGATTTTGGCGTTGGTGACACTCCCATCAGAAGGAGTGCGAGCATCCGACAGGCGCGAGTCAGTCGTTATCACAGCCGTTCCCGTAATAGCGCTTGGCGCAATCCCTGTTGAAGGCGCATAGCTTCCAGCCGCTTGCTTGCCTGCCAAAAGCGTAGTCATCTCCGCCTCAGTGTAATAGCGGTCATCATGCGTATGCGTCACCGGCGTCCGAGCATCCGACAAGCGGGAGTCGGTCGTTATCACTGCCGTGCCTTGCACCGCAGCGGGCAGCACCTTCCCCGCCGTGGTGATCTGCGCGAGCTTGCTGTCGGCGATGGCTGCACCGGCGGCGATGTCGGCATTGACGATGCCGGAGACGGTGCCCAGATCGACGAGTTCGTGGAGCTTTTGCGGGGTGACGAGTTCGCCGTTGGTGAAGGTTTTGCCTTTGGTGAGAGTGGCCATGGTTAGTTGAGTGTGCGGGTTTCTGTGAGTTCCATGCTGGAGCGGGTGGCTTCGGCGCTGATCTGGCGCAGGATTGGGCGCTCGGCGCTGGTCGTAAACTCAAGGTCGAGGTAGGTCGCCTTGCAGCGGAGAGGGGCTTTGAGTGTGTAGTCTTCTTGTTCTTCGGTGGTGTTTGCCAAGGTGGCGACGGTGAAATTGGCGTCGTAGTCCGTGGTAAGGGCGTGGAGCTCGCAGGCTCCGGTGCCCGGCAAAAGCACTGAGGCTTTGGCACGCAACAGGCGTTTGCTGTTAAGGCTGCCGAATCCGTAGCGGCGCGTTAGCAGGTAGCCTTCGACGGAGGTGTAGGCGTCCTCCTCGTTGGCGTAGGGCACATCGTCGCCGCGCTCTTGCTCGTCGAGCAGGAAGAGGGTGCCGCTGCGGCTGGCGGCAAAGAGGCGGCGCTGGCTGTTGTAGGCGGCGACGAGAAGCTCGTCGAGGTTCACCGCGTAGGTGTCGCGGCTTTCCCATGCCTGGTTGAGGGCGTTGTAAACGAAGAGAGTGTTGTTGGCCTCGGCGTCTTCGCCTACCGGGCAGGCGAGGTGGTAGCGGTTGTTCCACCATTTTCCCACGCTGAGGTAGGCGTAGTCGGAATTGATCTCGGCGATCTGGTCGGCGATCTGGTCGCTGAGTGGTGTGGTATTGCCGCGCAGCTTGAGGTCGAGCTGGGTGTCGAGGCGGAAAATGCCCGAGTCGGAGAGGAAAAACACATACTGACCGGCGGTGACAATCGAGCGCCGGGCCACGCAGCCGATCTCGTCGGTGAGGAGTTGGAGCTTCGACACGGCGGTATCCACCGTGAAGTCGGTGGCGGCGGCATTTGCTGAGTCCGAGAGTGCGGCGAGCCAGATGCTGTTCCGCATGAAGACCAGCGCCTGCCCTTCCACCCACGGGTGGATGCCCACGAGGTAGTCGTTGGAGCCTTGGTTGGCTCGGAAGGATTGGAAAAATGGGTCGTAGAGGTCGGGGTCCAGCACATCGCTGATGGCCACGGTGTCGCGGCCGTCTGGCAACCAGAGGCGGTTATTGAGGTAGGTCGCCCAGCCGGTCGAGCGGTGGGTGCGGAAGGACGCACCAGTGGCAGGCACTCCCGCATCGGCGCGGACAAACTCTGCGGTGGAGCCATCCCACCAGAGCGGCGGCTTGACGCGGCGTATGGCGATGCCAGCGGTGGCATCCGGCGCAGTGCCTGCGGGCACGGCGATGGTGAAGCTATTGGCAGTGGCGGAGAGGATGTCGTATTCATGCCCGGCGAAGGCCGCCACCGTCTCGCTCTCCTCGATGCGCACGCACTGGCCTGCCGCATAGCCGTGGCTGGTAATGTGGACCGTGGCCGTGCCGCCAGAAACCGTAATGCCGCTGGCGGTGGTGTATTTCCATCCCCAGCCTGGCAGCGTCATGTCGGCCTCGCGCAGGAGGTAGAATCGGTTGAACGCCTGCACGCAGGAGGCTTCGTCTGTGTAGGCGAGGATTTCGTCGGCGGCGGATCCCGTGGCGGGGTAAGGAATCTCCTCGATGGGCTCGTCCTGTCGCCAGAGGAAGGCCGAGGTCGGGCCGCAGAGGACGATGTATTCATTCGCATCCTCGTAGCTGGGAGAGGAAAAGACGCCGCTTGCCAAGATGCCGCCGTCATAGACCGAGCGAACCTTGGTATTCGCATCGAGAACAAACGGCATCACAATCGGCTGAGTGCCTGCAGCGATCTCATCGCCGAGGCGTTTGGCCCCCTTGCGAGTCTGCGCCACGCCGCGATCCAGCCGCATGTTCTCGACGAGTTGGCACATGCCAGGCTGGAGCTGGAGCGGGTTGAGACGCGACGCCATGCCGAGGAATCCGGCATCGCCTTCAATGATTGTCGCGTCGTCTGGCATTACTTTTATTATGGGGCAAGCGTGTCAAGCAGGGCGCGGATGGCGGTGGCTTTGATGCGGGGCTCGCCTCTCCAACGGCAGCGGTCAGCGATGTCGCTGGCGGATCGGCCTCGGTAGCGCAGGCAAGTTTGGCGCACGCGGTCGAGGAGGTCGGCGGGGATGCCAGGCACGGCGCGGGCGGGTTGCTCTTTGGTTTTGGCTTGCGGCTTGCCGGTGATTTGGCGGTAGCCGGTTTGGTAGAGAAGTTGGCGGCTGCCTGGTTGCCAGTGGGGGAAAGTTTGCTTCTCCACCAATCCATCGCGGATGGCGCTGGCGAGGATTTTGGGGACTTCGTTCGGCTCGCAATCCAGGTCGGCGCTGATGTCTTCGGCGGTGCTCCAGCCGGGCGGGAGGGAGTTGGTTTTGCGGGCGAGGGTTTTCCAGTTGCTCATAAATAAATGGGCGCGGTCATGGTGCGTCCGCGTTTCTTGTCGAGGAGGAAGTAGGTCTGCGTGGGGGGCTCGAAGGAGGCTTTGATGCTCAGGGCGTAGGCGTTGTAGCCGATGAGGCTGCCGTTGCAGAGCCAGTGCCGGTTTTGCTGGTATTGGTGCCAGTGCCCAAAGAGATCAAGGTCGGCTCGGTTCGGGCTCTTATTCCATGAAGCGATTGCCTTTTCGGTCGGGATGGTAAGGCCACCGATGCCGCCTTGAAATTTGAGCCCATCCCCATGGTGAAAGCGCAGGCGGCGGCCATACACTTCCATGAAATTAAAATAGCTGTCGGCGATCTGAAACTCGATTTGCTGGTCGTCGGCAAAGCGGCCTTCGAGGATGCGGTAGAGCAGCCACTCGTAGCTGTGCGCGGCTCCGGTGGCGTGGCGCGGCTTTTGCGTGGTGCGGCCGTGGTTGCCGTAGCTGGTTGGAATGAGGATGCGCTTGAAGTGGGGCTTGAGCGTGGCGAGGCCGTCGGCGATGCGGTCTTGGAGCCACAGGATGACTTGCGTGGGGGTCTTGCTGTTCGATTCGGCGAGTTCCTCGTGGATCATCCCCGTCATCAAGTCGCCTCCCAACCACAAAACCAGGTCGTCGATCTTGGCTCCGTGGCGCTCGATCTCGGTGAGGCGGGCGATGGTGCTGAAAAATTTCTCGATGCGCGTCTTGGCAATCGGCAGCCGGTATTCGTTGAGGCCATTGACGCTGGCGGCTTCGACCGTTTCCTCGACATGCCAATCGCTCGCCATGGCGATGGCGACGGCCTCGGCTTTGTCGTTCATGCTGACCAAGAGCGGGTGCGGGCGGATGCGGGTTTTGCCGAGCGAGAGGGCGATGCCGAGTTGTTTCTCCAGCGACTCCACGCTGGCGGCGTATTGGGCGAGTTTGGCTTTGAGGGCGTCCACTTCGGTTTTGTGGGCCTTGTCCGCTTGCTCGCGGGCGATGGCGCTCCAGGATGTTTTCATACCTCTTCCTCCTCTTCGTCGTCGGCCTCGATGGGCCACAGAATTTCCTCAGCGTCTCGGGCGAGAGCCCGGGCCGCGTGGGAATTTCCGAATTTGAAATCCATGTCAAAGGTGGTGCCCGCGTCCTCCCAGCTCACAACGCACACGCCGACCTCGAAATGTTCGGCGAGGATTTGGCGGACCTGTGTCATCACGGCCTCGCGGTCTGGCGGTGGGGAGGATTTCGATTTGCGGCTCATGCAAAATCCTCCGTGAGCAAGTAGGGAATGGTCTTCTGATTGGCGCGGTCCATTTCGGAATACACCAGGGAAACGAAAGCCTCCCACTGGCTCGGGTAGATGGTCTGGCAGCCTTCGCTGCTGGTGGTGCGGTAGCCGCCCTTGTGGATGTTGATGGCGATGCCCATGCTGTCGCCTTGGCCGTCGCGGGTCACAGGGAGGCTTTCGGCGGGGTTGGCGGGGCGGAGGGCTGGGTAGCCGCCGCCAGGCTTGCTGAGGCCGTGCTTTCCTTTTCGGTATCTGTGAACGCCGGGCTTGAGAACTGCGATGCCTTGGCGTTTCACCGAGGGATCGGTGTTGGCGTTGAATGTGGCGTAGGCGTTTGGCGAGATGAGGAAAATGGCGTCGTCGTAAATGCCCCGGTCGTTCTGGCCGACCTCGCCCATGGTGTCGCGGTAGTAGCCTCGCACGCCCACCAGCGCGACCTCATCGGCCACGCGGGCCTTGGTGAGCAGGGCTTGCGTTTTGGACTTGGCTTGTTGTGGGCGGGCGGCGGGGAGCATTATTTATCTTTCAGTGCGGGGATTTCGGGCAGCGTGTAGCTGAACCTGCCGTAGTCTGTCTCGAGCGAGACCCCGAGGGTTTCGCAGCCGGTGAGAAACGCGCTAGCGATCAGGACCCAGCCGAGGATCAATGCGGAGGCGGCGATTTTCGCTGGGCTCATTTGCGCTCGTTGCGAACGATCTCGATGAGACCGAGCACCGCCACGGTGGCCGCTGCGATGCTATCGGTCATTTGGGGGGAAATTTTTACTCCGACCAGGGCGAGGATCAGGGCGAGGCCGCGAAAGGTGGAGGGTTGTTTGAGTTGGGAGATGATGTTGTTCATATTTTGTCGAGCTTGGTTTCGAGCCGATCCATGAGGTGAATCGCTCGGGTGGTGGTTTGTTGGTTTTGCGAAATGACGGTGAGCATTTCTTGGTTGGCGGTCTTGAGGTGGTGGATGAATTCCGAGCTCTGGTGATCCATCTTGTTTTCGACTCGTTCCAAGCGCGCCGTGAACCAAC